TCATTGGCACCGTTACCACCGTCTAGTATTTCTATTCTAGTTTGGAACTTGTAAGTACCACTTGATACTGCACTTGACTGCTCGAAGAAATCGAACTGCTTTTGTAGCTGCTGTCCAACAACTTTTTGTACGTTGTTGTTTGCATCTTCGCGTAGTGTTAGTGTAATTGGTTCCCATGTGTGCTTACCTGCAAGATATGTTCTTGAGTTATAAGCGTCAATAGTCATTTGCTCAAAACTAACGTTTGGACGAGTTACGTCTACTACTTGTCTTGAAACTTCTCTAGTACCATCTGGTCCGCCAGTAGTACCAAAACCATCTAGTAATACTCTAAAGCGATACTGTAACTTAGGCATCAATAATGATGAGTTTGATCCAGCACCTTCTGTAGGTACACTGATATTTTGTAATGTTGTAATTGGCATTCGTTATTCTCCTGTACAGTATTTATGCTTAAACAAGTGGGGAACTTTCCCCACTCATTATATGCGCATATTAACCTAGTGCTGCAATTTCGCCTGTGTTCTTAATTCTAAGCGGTATGTATATAAACTCAATAGCTTTTACTGGTTCAATAGCAATATCTAAGTATAACTCATTACGGTCTATTCTTGCTGGTGTGTTGTTACTTTCATCACACACAACTAGGAAGTCGTAAAGTGCTCTTAGTGCTACTAATTCTAGTAATAGCGCATCAGCTGCTGCTTTAACTTGATCTCTTGTGATCTTGTCATTTGGCTCAAACAAGTATGGCTTGGCTAACAACTCTAGCTGTCCACGTAAGTATACAGTTAGACGTGCTACGTTAACACGATCCAATGCACTTGCGTTTCTTGCACGAGTCTTTTGTCCAAATACTACAAGTCCTGCACCACTAATGAATGTGATTGGATTAATTGCATTTGAATAAAGTGTATCACGCTGTCCAGTGTTTAATGCTACTGACTTAAATTCGCCTTCACTAGTAATATAACCTGAACTTGTAGCATTACTTACACCACCACGTCGTGTTCCTGCTGGTGCAAACCAAGGGAAAGCAACCTGATCGTTTAGTATAATAGTACGTAGTGCCATATGACTTGGTGGAACAACAATGTTGTTTCCTGCGTTATCACTTGTAAAGCCTGAACCATAATACATAGCCATGTACTCGTCGTAGCTAACTGCACCATTGTCATTATCTTCTAGTGCTAGTTTAACGTTAGTTGCCCATTCATTTAATGAAGTTGCATCTGGTGTTAAACGGAATGGTGTATCACCAACAACAAAGCCTGTTAGACGTCTGTCATAGTTTAGTGTGATCATTTCACCAATTAGCTCTGGATAACCAGGAGCAGCTAACAAGTTAAACTGACGACTTTCTTCGTCACGTATATCTTGGTTGCCATTAACAAGTGCTTGTAGTGCTTGTACAACACTCTTACGCTGTGCATGACGTCCGAAGCTACCTGAACCGTCTTCTTGGTTACCTGAATCAGTAACCCAACGATGTGGGTAGTAAGCTGCCATTGAAGCACCTGCATCTACGCCGCCTTGGCGAACGTTTTTAGCTGCTGTGTCTACATAAGTGCGCTCAAAACGCTTAACGTTAAATCCACTCTTGCGCAAGTTCCATAACAACATACCTTTTGGATATAGTGCTGGATCTGGAGCATCTGTGTCTACAAAGTCACTTATAAGTAGCTCTGCAATAGTTGCACTTGGTGCGTCTGTTGCTGTGCCGCCTGTGTCACCTTGACGTACATCTGCAAATAGTACACCATTTTCTGTAGTTTGGTCTGCTTTATCAAGTAGTATCCAAGCTGGTGTTGCTAGTGCTGTGTTCCATCTGTAAATTGCTGGATAGTTTTCAACGTCTGCTGTACTAACCCAAATATCACCATTTACAAGTGCAGTTAGATCTGACTGTGTAGTTGGTGCTGTTGCTGCAACTTGCGGGCCATCTGGAGATGTTCCAGTGTATGGGCTTGAAGGTGTACTTAAACCAGAAGCTCCTACGTAGTTAAGACCAACAAAGTCATCACCGTTATGTACTAAAATATCAACTTCATCAGTAACACTGTTGTACCATAATTGCTTGCTTGTTGCTAAACTTAATGGAACTGTTCCTGATGCTGTATATACTAGTGGCTTCCAGTTTGAAGCTACTAAACCAGCTGCGCCTGGACCAACATACAAGTTAGCTACTGTTGCTGCTGCAAAACCAAATCCTGCTAGACCACTGTCTGTGTCGACAAACTCAATCTCACCGCCTAGTTTATGCTGAATTACAACTTTGTTAGTTGCATCAACTAATGCTACAACGTTAACTAAGCCTTTAGCATTAATTGCTGCTGCTAGTAATTCTGCATCTGCACTTGAGCCAGCTGTTGTAACACTTACTGTTACAGGTGCTGTCATTGCTAGTGTGTTAGCTTTTGATTCTGATACTGTAAATGTATATGTAGCTGCTGCAACGCCTGCTGCTCCAATTACTGCGCCAGTTACACTAGTTGCGCCTGCTGCTGCTCTTGAATAAACTTTGTAGTTTCCAATTGGGTTAGCAAGCTCGTCTACATTAACTTTTGCATAAAGTGCGCCAGCTAGTAAATTTGCACCGTTACCTGTTTTATCAAGTCCATATAGTGCAAGTGCTGGAGTAGTGTAAATTGGTGTAGTTACACTTGACCATAGCTGTGTAGCTGTACTATAAGCTTTAACACTTAGTTTTGCTCCGCCATTTGGAGTAGTTGTTTTAATCCAAACACTTCCTGTTGGTGCTGAACTTGTATCTGCTGTTTTAAATGCAGGAACTGCTGTATGTGCTGCTGCTTCTATTCTAGCCGAACTGTATGTGCCTGCTGTTAGACCTAACGCTGCTAATAATGCTGTGCCAGTTCCGTCTGCTATTGTAATGTTGCCGTCTGCTGTGCCAGCGCCTGCTCCGTCACTATCACTAGTAGCATCTGCATAAAATTCAATAGAACCATCAACTTGTGCTGCTGTAACGCCTGCAATACCTGCTGCGTTAACAATTGCAACGTATTGTGCAATAGTTGTTTCAGCTCCAGTAAATGGAACATCAGTAGTGTTAATAGTAATTGAATGACTACCTGCGCCGTTTGCTGTTAGATCTGGATTTGTTGTTGTCCCGCGTATCGCAGACCAACTTGCTTTCCATGCATTGCTACCTACTTCTACCCAAGTACCTGTATTAGTTACTCGTTGAGCAGTTGTTCCGTAGCCTGCTGTTTTGAAATACAAACGGTTCATTGTGTCGTTAGCGTCTATTGCATAATCGCCAATTGCACCAATTGATGCTTTTGGAGCTCCGCCAGCTACATTACCAACTAAGTCAGTTACTACTGTAAGTACTGTTGGGGCCTTTGCAGTAAATGCTTGTCCGCCTACAACTTGTACACTAGCGCCATTCCATTGTAGGATACCGTAGTTACTAGTTGAAGTATCAAACCAATATGCTCCGTTTAGAGGCTCGCCGCCTGGTGCTGTTGCACTTGCAGTAAGTTCTGATGTGTCTAAATCTGCACGAACAACATATGCACGATTTGAAACGCCTAATGCAGAATAAGCAGTTTGTAAACCGTATTCATTAAGCTCTCCGCCGTGGATCATATTGCCATTGCTGTCACTGTAAAATAACGGATCGCCAAATGTCTCACCAAGCTCTCGCTGACTAGTGATCAAATATGGTTTGCCCGCATTTGCTTTTATTGTACCTGCTGCTGTTCCTGTGCCGCTACTTTTAGTTTTATTACTAGCTGTAGCAACAAAGATCATAGGTACCGTTCCAGCGGCTGCTGGTGTGTAGAAGCTTTCATCAATTACGTTGACTTGTACTCCTGGTGATACTAATGCCATGTTGTTTCTCCTGTTGGATGGTAGTGTTCTCTATACAGTATTTATTACATTCGGAATAAAACACCTATCGAATACCTCCGAAAAAGGTACCAAAAAGGTGAGCTAAATACAATATGAGACCTTTATGCATATGCGGACAACATCCTGCGGCAATAAACTACCGCAAGGATGGCAAAACTTATTATAGAAAGAAGTGTGAACGTTGTTTGCGTAATGGAGTGAGTCACGGAGTTCCGTTATGGAAGCAACGTGGATATGAAAAGAAAAGTGGTTGCGAAAAATGCGGTTTTAAATCAAAGCACACTGAACAGTTTAATGTATTTCATATCGATGGCGATTTAAAAAATTGCCGACATAATAACTTAAAAACAATATGTGCCAACTGTCAGCGTATAACACAAAAAGAAGGAGTACGCTGGAAGCAGGGAGATTTAACTCCTGACTTCTAAATGACTCATTAACTGATCTAAATTAAACTTTAAATCTTCTAATGTGCCGTTGTTATCAATTGTAAAGTCTGACATCCATTGCTCTAGGCTCATCGAGTCAGTTGCTTCTGCTTCTAAATGCATACTGCGATCGACCCAAATACAGTAATCAAATACACCAGTATTTTGCATTGCAAAGAATTCACGCTTGTTGCGTAGCCCACAATAGATATCGTAAACTTCAAACATCTCTCTGCCTAGAGT